TGCGCGATGTCGCCTAATTCCATCTGACTGAGGGTGACAACGTAGCTGCTGGCATCGGGAGCGCCGATGGTGCCATTCAACCCGCTGGCGAGGCTGTTGCGAAGGTTGCCCGATATGACAGGCAGCTTTCCGCCCTTGTCTCGGGGAAGCTGAGCAGCGTCAACAACGTCCTGCACGGACTCGGCAAACACGTCCCGCATCTGCATCTTGGTCATGTTGGCGAACTGCCTGACCGATGCAGAGAGGGTTTGCTTCACCATTACCTGATGTACCTTATCCTGATCCGTTCAAAGCAACGGCATCTGATGGTCTGCTTTGCCGGCGCTCCAAGCGAGGTGTCGCCGGGGAACATTAGCCGAGAACCGTCAGGAGCGACGAATGGCGCCGACAGGCCGATTACCTTCTGGTTTTCCATCGCCATGTGATCCGGCCTAGTGCGTTTGTCGCCGGTCGCATCCCATGTCCGCTCGATCTGGTCTTCTGATACCGCGCCGCTTTCGAGAAGCTGCAGATATCCCTCGTGTCGACCTGCACGAAGCGCGGTCAGCGTCTCGTTTTCTGCGATCAGGTCAGCACGAAAGCGCAAGGCGCGGGACTTGTGATCAGCCATCAGTGTGGCAATCAATTCAGCCTTCGTGACCTTGACCGACCGGCGCTTGTTGTATGCCTCTAGCGCAGCATCCCAGCCATTCCGCCGCACAGCCTCAACAACTGCCGTATAGCGCTTGTCGCGGAGCTTCATGCCCAGATAGTCGCCAAGCCCCTCACTGTCTCCTGTGAGCAGCGCATTGCGTATCTTGAGCGTCGTTTGTGCTTGGGCAGGCGTCAGGCCGATCAAGCCGTTCTCGCGAAGACCAGTGACCTTGCTTTTTCGCCCGACCAAATCAAGCGCGATGGCCTGCGGCGTCCTGTTCTGCGAGATGCCTTCCACGATGGTCTCGCGGACGGCTTGCCTCACTCCTTCGGCAATGGAGGTGATGAGGTTTGCGACGTGTGATCTTGCCCAGAGTTCGGCGCGGTCATGTCTTCCATTGAAGCCAAAAACCGCTGAACCGCCCGAAAAGGGTCTGGTATCTTCGGAAGTGCGGCCAGCGCCGCCACTCCTCCTCTGTAATAGGCATCAGACAATGCCCGGTCCAAAGGCTGGAAGAAGACAGGATCGACGCGCAGCGCAGCGATAGCAGCCTCTACATTGCCGTTCTGGATATGGCCGATAATCGTCTGCAACTGCGCCTGAGAGGTAATCCGGCCAATGGCGTCAAGAAACGCCTTGCGGACCTCCGGCTCCAACGCATCGAGGATGGCCTGAACTTCTGATGGAAACGCCATTCGGCCCTCTAGCTCGCGATGATCAGTTCATAGTAGACGGTCAGCCCTGCCGGTGACAACGGCCGGCACTGCTTAATCACATGCTCTTTCCCGGCAATGACCAGCTTGTCACTCACGGTGACTTCGATCGTCAATCCTTGGGTTGAGACGTAAACCATGCGGTCGCCCTGCTGGATAAGGGTTCCGTCAACCTTCGAGATATCAATCTCAAGGATGACCAGCTTGCACGGGTAGTCCGTATCGGTCAGTACCGGATCGTATGACGGGCCGGACTGGACTGTGCGGCGGATAGCGCCTGTTGTGCCGAACTTGGCGATCAGCCTTTCGGCGGTCGCTCTGGATCTGGCGTAGTCGAAGGTTGCCATTTAGCACCCCACAGACCAGATGCCGATGTACTGCAGGTCTTCATCCTTGAGGAAGGGCGTCAGCATGCCGTCGACTATAGAAATCAACGGGGTGATTGAGGTAGCCGTGCCATCGCTCTGGGCGTTGGCGTACTGCACCTCGAGCGATCCGACCTTTTCACGCACGACGGCACCTGATGCCGAACCGACCACAGTTAGGCTACCGGGGTTCGTCGCTTCCTGCCACGCGGCCTGATAGGAGGCGTTGATGACGGCGATCGGCACCACACTGGAAGGCAGCAGCTTGCCATTCACGATAGCGCCTTCACGCGGCCACTGTCGCTCCTGCGTGGCGTCCACAACGGAGCCAAGAAAGCGAGAGCCGTACACCGCATCGATATACTGGCTCCCACGGTTGCGGAGAACGGCAGGCGCTGGCGCTTCGGCGGGGAGCGAATACCCGTTATCGGATAGCCAAGTGGAGAACCCGCCATCATCACCATAGCCTGCCATGTTTCGTTACTCCGCTTTCAGGCTGGCGACGTGCGCTGCCTTATCTTCGTCGGACAGGGCATTGAAGATTTCAGCGTCATCCTTGCGGAGCGACTTCACTTCCTTGCCGTCTGCGTCATAGATGGCCCACCAGCCGCCGCCCTTGTCCTTGGCCTGGAATGGGGCCTTGGCTTCAGCCGGGTTGACGATGGCAGTCTTGCCGCCGCCCTTGTCCTTGGCCTCGTCACCGTCGAGGATATCATAGCGACCGACCCAGCCTTTCGGCTCCTCTTTGAGGTTTAGGACCGTGCCGACTTCCATTTCCTCGCCGTCTTTGCCGTAAATGCCGGTGGAGCTGAGACCAGCCGGCGCCTTCAAACGAATCTTCATTGGTTCGGCCTCCTTACAGCCGTTGATGATGTCGGCCCCGCTCGAAAGCGAGGCTCATGATCAGGTGTTAGTGCTGTAGAAGACGCCAGCTTTACCGTTGAAGTCCGCCCGAATTTCCAGACCCATCGCGCCCATTTTCAGGAATTGATAGTTGGCGGTCGGGTAAAGACGGGGCATCGCAGTCGTGTTGACGGCCATGCCGATCAGCGGGCGGATAAACTCGGCGCTGGGAACGAAGCCGAAGAACTCATTGCCGGAAAGGCGATAGGTAACTTCGATCTTGTTGATACGCCGGTTGGTCAGCAAGTAGGCGAGCAGCGTTCCGCCCTTGAACCCAGACGAACCGGAATAGGACATGTCAAGGCGGCGGCCGATTTCGGGCGACACGTAGACATTGATCTTGCCGGTGACGAGGTTGGCATCAAGGATGGCACCAAGCGTTTGAGTGAAGAACGCGTCGATCTGGTCTGCAGTAGCGGTCACCAGATTGATGTTCGCACCCGAGGGGCCAATGTTAACCGCCTTCGCAAGCGGGTTGCTGCGGATGCCTGTACCGTTGTAGCCCTGGAAGACGATTGAGGGATCGCCGTTCAGGACGTAATCGGCCTGATCCTTCTTGATCTTGGCGTTCGCGGCTTCTTCGTCATCTGCGAGGGCGTCGAAGTTTTCCGACTGCATGGTATTCCATTCGCGCCATTCGCGACCATAACCGTCCTGAAAGATCGGGATCGGCGTGCCGCGGAAGGCATAAGTCACCTTGTCGATCGGAACAGGCGTCTGGCCAGACATCGAGCGGATGACCGGGTTAGCCGAGTCCGAAGCAACGCGCGTCAGGCTGACCAGTTTGCCGATATTGATCGGGCGGGCCAGAGCCATGAGGTCGCGCATATAGACCTCGCCCTCGTCGTCGCGCAGAACGCGGCGGGTGATGCTGTCGATATCGATCCACGCATCGCGCGGGAGGATAGCGGCGGCATTCGAGAGCGATGCCATATGATCTTCCACCTGATGGAAGTGCTCGCGGTTCATGGAAACGTCAGCCCACCATTCCGCATGCGGTCGGGAGTTGGCGACGAGCTGTTCGTCAAAGTAGCGCATGTCGACTTCTCCTTATGCCTGGACCGTGCCGGGCTGAGCCTTGCGGGCTCGCACCAGCTGGTCTGCGCCAGACGTGTTGTTGTAGGCCTCTTCGGCCACCATCTTGACGTTCTGACCAGTCGTCGCGAGGACGAACTTGCCAGAGCTGTTGGTGGTCAGGTTGGCGCCGCGGGTGACGTTGGTGCCGGTCGGGACACGAACATTGAAGAACTGCTCATCGAGCGGTTCCATGCCGACGATACGGTCGTTGGCGAGCGTTGCGTCATCGACACCTTTCATCGCCAGGTAGTTATCCTGCGCGATGTAGATTTTGCCTGCAGCGTTCGCGCCAGCCTGGGCGAAGCTGGAGCCGGATTCCACGAGCGCCGTGCCGGGAAGGATAGCAGCAGCGCAGATGCGCTCCTGAACCTGCGGCAGGACCTCGGAAACAGGACCGGCGTAGATCTTGTTGTAGCGGGCCATGGATTAGTCTCCCTTCGGAAGCTTGAAGGCCGGCTTGCCATCGCCGTCGCCCTTGAATGCGGAATTGAGGCCGGTTGCCTTGCCGACTTCAGCCTTGGGCGCCAGTTCCTTGAGCGCGTTCAGCGTCAGTTCCTTGGCGACGGCCTCGGTGAGCAGGTTCGCTTTCACGACCTTCTCGACCAGTTCAGCCTTTTCGGCTTCGTCCTTGGCCTTCTGATTGGCGACCAGCGCTTCATGCTGATCCAGAACCGGCTTGAGAGCCGCTGTCACAGCGTTGGAGATCGTTTCACCGATCTTTCCCATGCCTTCCGAGAGGGTCTTGACCTCATCGGAAAGCGCCTTGAACTGCTCATCAGAGACAGACATTTCGTCTTCCTTTCGATTGGTTGAGGATTCCCGCTCGGAAAAGCCTAGGGCTTCCAGTATCGCGGCTTTCATTCGATCCAGAACGCCAGCCTTTTGCCGACGGTCCAGAGCACGGGCGAGATGTTCCACTGCCCAATCCAGGTCACGATCCGCGTCTTCGACGGCGGAATTAATGACCTCGATTTCTTCTTGCTCGCCTTTGGAGTTGACCATCATTCCGACGCCATCAGCTGGCGTTGCCGCGCCATCCTCATCAAGAAGGATAGCGTCATGGTCGAACTCGATCTCGCGAGCGATATTCTTGTACGGCACATCGCCGTTTGCAGCTTCAAGGAGAGCGAAGAGGCCTGTCGAGGTATGAACAGGCTCACCCTTCTCAATCGCGTTCAGGACACGCTTGCCGCCTTCCGAGCGACTTGCCATTTCCACGTCGATCACCTTGTCGAGAAACACCCGGCCATTCTCCCGGCGCAGGTTCTCATTCCATGCGCCGATCCATCCCAGGTTGATGCCTTCCGGGTCTTTGGCGGAGACGAACTTGCCGTTGATGGTCGGGTGACCTAGCGGCGCCGGCGTGCGCTCCAGACCGGAGAAGCTCTTCTCGATCTCGTCGGCCGGGTACATGATGCCGTTCATCACGATGTTGTCGGGCAGCGTGGCGCTGGGCACGATCACGACGTCGCGGCCGTTTCGCTTTTCTTTCCGGATCGACGTTGTATTGGCGACCGAGCGAATGTTGATGCGAACCGTTTTACCCATTACAGCAGCCCCACCATGTTGGAGGCAGTCGTGCCGGTTGCCAAAACCCTGCTGGGCCGCACCGGGAGCATCGTGCCGTCAGGGACATTCTGCAGCGTCACATTGCCTGATGCCATTGCCAGAGCTACGTTGCCGCCGGTCCCGACCCAGATCGCGCGGGGGATATCTGCAAGGTCGGCGCCGTCACTGGGCGTGATCGAAAACGCGTCGGTGGCGCTGTCAAGCGAACCACGCGACGGAAACTGGTTCCGCGGAGCCATGACTATTCCTCTTGTGTTGGTGCCGGTTTTCCGAGAGCGGCTTGCGTCTCGTCGTCGGTCTCGTCGCGATATTTCTCGGCGTCGGTCAGCGGCTCGTAACCGACTGCGGCGCGGATTTCGTCATCCGTGAAGACGTATGTCGAGTTGCCCATCTTCTGGTTGGTGTCAGCCATCTTGTTGGCGCGGTCGACCTTCTCGGACATCGAGCTTTCGGTGAGGTCGGCCTGATCGAGAAACCAGTCCTTCTCCGGCAGTATTCCCCATGTCACCAGTCTGGTGACAAACTCCATGACGTTCGGATGAGTGATGTTCACCCGGCGCGCCATGTTGGTCTGGTTCCATTCGTCTGCGTCCTCAGTCGAGGCGCGCTCCCCTGTCTGCATTCCCACCAGTATTTTCACCGGCATGGTTACAGAGGCTGCAAACGATTGGAGTGGCGCCGCAAAGAAGTGTTCCGGGCTCGGCAGGGTGACGCCGAGCGTCTTTGCCTGCATGCCCTGCAGCATCAGCATCTGGTCGAAGCCCTTCTGGAAGTCAGCCACCTGCTCGTTCATCTTGTCGGCAATGTCCTGAACCGTAACGCCCATGGCCTTCGCCATTTCCGCGATGCGCACATCGGCCGGCATTTCCAGCACCGGAGCGCTCTTGGCGTTCTTCCAGAAGCCCTCACCGCCGGCGCCCTTGATCTTTTCGAGGTCGATCAGATCGTTATAGCCCGGCTCCAGCAGAGAGCGTCCGTTTACCGTCCCATCGTCTGACCAGATCAACACCCTGTCAGGATGGATGCGAAGGCTGCGCTTGTTCGGGTTCTCGTCGGCTACATTCGCCTCGTTGAACTCGTACATCGTCGGCTCACCGTATGTTTCCGAGGTCGTGTCAGTGTTCCAATCGGAAACCTTCAACTGCCCAGCCCATACGGGATCAATGCGATAGAGACCTTTGAGACCGCCGCCCACGCGATCAACTGGTTGGTCGAACCGTTTGCCATCCCTCAATCGCAGGATGACGCCAGAGTATCCGCCCACCATTGCCTTGCGGTCAGCTTCGGCCAGCTTGGCCCATAAGCGCATCGACGCGAACTTGAGGCGAATTTCCTTCTCTAGTTCCGTTTCCTTGCTCTTGCCCTTCTGTGACCCGTCACGCTCTTGTTCAAGCAAGAATGGCGTGTCCTGCCATGTCTTGAGCGCGGTTTTGTCTACTGCGGCCGTCGCAATGCCGTTGCGGCGATACATCCGGTAGAGCAGATCGAACGTGAGGACATCGGGATAGCCGAAGTCTTTCCCGTAATTATGTTTTGTGTTCGTGAAGAACCCTTGAAACATGTGATCCAGCCGGCGCGAAGCCGCATTGGTAATGCGTGATATCGCGTTCATGCTTCCACCGTTCCTTGCTTTCGCGTATAAACGGCAAGGCCGCCGGGTGTCTCACCACCGCGACGGCCTCTAACCAATCTCAACCTGTTAGGAGGTCAAGATGGCTGCCGATTTCAAACCATGTTCTATTGACGGATGCAACGGGAATGCTGCTGTTAAGGGCACTTCTCGCGGATGGTGCTCAGCACACTACCGTCGCTGGCAGCGTTACGGCGACCCGCTCCTTGGCGGCACCCCGAAGGGCGCAACCCTCAAGTTTATCTCTGATATCGTTCTCCCTTATGACGGAGACGAGTGCATCATTTGGCCATTCTCTCGCACGGCCGAAGGTTACGCCGAGCTAAGGAAGGACGGCGTCAGGCACATTGCCAGCCGATACATTTGCGATATTGCTCACGGCCCCGCGCCTACTCCAAAACATCAGGCCGCGCACAGTTGCGGCAAAGGCCACGAGGGATGTGTTACAAAGGGGCATCTGCGCTGGGCTACCGTATCCGACAACCAAATGGATCGTGTTGAGCACGGAACAAGCAACAGGGGCCAGAGACACCCCCACGACAAATTGACAGAGGACGATGTGCGAGCAATCCGTAGTATGCACAACGTCGTTGAGCAGGCTGAATTGGCAGACCGGTTCAACGTATCTAGGTCAACAATCCAAGACATTCAGTATCGCAACAGTTGGCAGTGGCTGGAGTAATCCAGCCATCACCGGTGACGTGATGTCAGGAACATGGCGACGGCCGGGGCTTCCGGCGGGTCTACCTCTGTCAACATGAGCGCGTCCGCATAGTCAGGGGAGTTGATACCCCTGCGCTTCAGCTCTTCCTTGCGTTCGATTACGATCTTGCCTTTGTCGTTCCTGCCCCACTTCACGAGAGACAGTTCTAGGCATAGCTGGTCGCTGTCCTTGTCACCGGATGGGAGAGCCATCAGTTCGGTGACGTCGTGCTCCTTGCCGCCCTTCCCTTCGATCCACAGCACATGCTCATGCGTGCGCTGGATGGCAGTACGAACCAGCCACCAGACCTCAGCCTTGAGATTGCCGAACATCTCTTGCGAGGTGCGACCATCTGGCCACTGCCGTTCGCTTGGCGGCAGACCAGTGTTGACAGGGACCGATTCCAGACCATCAACCGGGTTATGCATGAGAGTTGACGAGACACCCGCGCCGACGCCTGGGGCATCGAACTTGAGTATGCTTGCCTTCGTCTCTCTGGCGATATCCAGCATCCAGTGTGCTGTCTCGGTCGTGTCTGGGTCACCGCGGCTGCGAGGAGGATCAACAATTGCCCCCTTGCGCGGTATCACTACAGACTTCGCCTTGCCCGCCCCGACGTCACCGCCCAGGATGACTTCGTTGGACGGCCTCACGCGCGGCTCCAGAGCGAGAAGACGCTTTGCGCTCTCCACCCATAGGGCCGGTATGCAAATGCCCTCCACAGAGGCGCTGTAGTCGATATCGTATTCACTGGCCCATGTGGTTGGGTCAGAGAAGCTGTTCTGCTTGGCCTGCGCCCATTCCTCGGTCTTGCGGGGATCATCCCGCCAGTGCAGCCGCATGATCTGGTGAGGCTTCATGATCGAATGGCGTTTGCGAGCAAATAGATTGCCCATGCCATTGACTGACGACACCCAGAGAACGCAGTCGGTGTTACCCGATAGAGCCTTCTCCACCGCATCGGCGTTTGGAACGAAAGCTGCCTCGTCCACTACATACATGGAGGATCGGCCGCCGCGGCCCATGTCTTCGCCTCCCTCACCCGAAATGACAGATCCTGTCTCCGGGTTGGATATGCGCATGTAATTGTCGTGCTGCGACCAGTTGAAACCCTCAGGCATCATCTCAGGCGGTAGCCGGCGCATCATGATCCGAAGCTTGGCGAAGATGCTGTCCGGGTTATCCTTTTTGTCGACGTAATCGACCTTGCGGGAACCGAACGTTGCCTTGAAGCCGGGATTGAACAACCACTGATGAAGAGCAACGCCGGCAGTCAGATAAGTTGCCCCGGTATCACGGCTCTTTTCGATCAGGCCTTCTTCTGGCGCCTTTACCCGATCCAGTATCCACCGCACCACGTCGCGCTGCTTTGGCCAGAGCTTGAACTGCACGTAAGCGCCGCCTGGCCTGCCTACCAATCGAGGGTCGTACGTCCATACCCACCTATCAAACCAGTAGACCACATCGGCTGCGCAGCGTTTCTTCTCCTCTTCCCATCCCCCCTTGAGGTCTTCGACTTCATGCCTCGCCTTCGCCGCTTGTATCGCTTCCCACAAGCCTGAGCTTTTCGAGAACGGGATAGGCTGCTTCGAGGAGAGTAAGTTCATCGCGGGTCAGAACGCTCAACTGTTCGATGGTTATGTTCACGATCTGGATGGTGCCGCTCATCCGACGGTTCTCGACACCCAAACCAAAGAGCTTCGCCTTGCCCATTGTCGCGCTCACAGCCGCGCTCGACTGCTTTTCGGACAGGGCAATAGCGCGAGCCTCTTCAAGCTCCTGTGCGAGGCTGTCTACTGTGATTTCGACCTTCTTGATGGCCTTGGACTGCAGTTCTGTCACGCGATCCTTGACGTCCATATTTGTCCATAGGTTCGATGCGGCCTTACGGTCGCCTTTATACCCTGCCGCGGCATAGGCATCCGTCGCACTCATCCCCTTCGCCAACCCTTGCGCGAATGTCTCGTGCCGTGCATTCTTGAGTAATGGCATGGGTAACCTTGGGGGATGGGATGGACGAAGGTAAAATCAAAGACGGCGTATCCAACGAGAAGACATCGGACGGATGGCTAATCACAGTTACCGAGAATGGCGTCGTTACGCAGAGGCGGCTCTTCTCAGATAAGGAAAAAGCTCTAGCCTTCGAGCACGATCAAAAGCAGCGATTATTCTACAGTCGTTGATGCCCGCCCCTCTCCCGCTCTTGCTCGGTGGTGGTCATGGGATGGGCTCGACATCCGTCGCTTCATGATCTGGTGTAATGTCGATGATGGTCTTCTCCACCGCGCCGACGCGAGTATATTCCTCGGTGTTGGTGCTGCCCCAGAATGAGATTGCTTCACGGATCGCCTTCATCAACCGGTCTGGATCTGGAGAAGTATCGCCGATGATCTCGATATTGATTCGCATCGCTCTCTCCATGTGGGCGGGTGAATGGGGTTCAGACGATCTGGACGTGATTGGCGACAAAGTAGATCGCGCCACCAACGGCACCGATGATCGCCACCGCTGCACAGAACAGCCCGAACATCGCGAGGTAGAAGAACCCCGACATGTCAACGTTCCACATCGCTCATCTCCTGCGGTGAAAAGGTGCGCGGTTTACCGTCTCGCGCCAGACAGAGCCGAATCCTACGGCCATGTGCGTCTATCATGCTGTTCTTTGCTTCAGGGGCCATTCGCAAGCGCAATCAACTAGCGGTCCCACGGCTTGTTTATTTCTCGCCCGTCTACGAGCTTCTTGCACGTCTTGGCGGATGGTGAAGCCAGACCCGACTGCAAGAATCAGTTCAGCCCCACCTTGTTACGGGCGGGGCTGGTGAAACTGGTTGCGGTGGCAGGATTTGAACCTGCGGCCTCTTGGTTATGAGCCAAGCGAGCTACCGGGCTGCTCTACACCGACGTGAATTGGCGGGACCGCTGAGCGCATCAATCTCAGCCTGTGCGGTGCGAACCCTCACGGTATCGCCGTTCCAAATGGTTATGCCGCCTCGCGCTTTCGAGCTTCACGCTCCCGCCGTCTGGCGTTCTGCGCATCTGCCCAACTGAAATCCCGAAGGTCGGCGTCGAAGTCCAGAGAAGGCTTTGCGTCAGGTGCACGCCAAACTCCGATGTTGGACTTTTTATCCCCGATTTCAGGGTGATTTGGCAAGTGCCCTTCATCGTCAAAATCGTTATGCTGCAATGGCTTGCGGTCGAAAGCTAATGCAATTTGTTTAACAGCCGAGTTTTTCCGGTAATCTCCCGCCTGTCTCGATATGCCTTCGACGTTCCGACACCACTTGGCGAATGCCTGTCCGCCTGCTTCCGACTTCGCCCAAGCCCACAGAGCGCGGCGCTTCTTCTCGCACGGCACCAGCTTGATGACCTCCATGGCGGCTTCCCACAGCCCCATGTCGTTGGTCGTGTTGCGGAGCTTCTTCGGGTCGAGCCATGCCCAGTTCGCCGCCTTCTTGTCTTCTTCGAACCACTGGTTCATGTCGGACCGGTCATGGATGTATCCATAGTTAATGGCCTTGGCCTGTGCTGGCCTCGCCGTGTCCGGCAGCTTTAGGTCAACCTCGGCAGAGCGGATGAAAAGCTCGATAATCTGTGCCTCGTTCATGCCTCACCTCGCATAGTGTTCTCTACCGTCCATCCAAGGTGCCAAGCGTCGTGCTTTACCTGCCACTGCTCAATGGTTTCACCGGTGGCAGCGGGCAGGTTTTCGGGTTTCAGATATGGGTTATCGAAGAAAGTCTTGCCCATCGCTCTCGCTGTTGCGCCCTGCTTCTGAAGATCTTCGTTCATGCCTTCATTCTCCCGTCGAAGAGCTCGCCTTGGGTCTCACCAAATACCCGGCAGGCCCGTTCCCAGATAAGGCCTACAAGGGCCGCACGCTTGTTTGTGATGCCATCCAGCCCGAAGCACCAGTATTGTAGCTTACCGACGGGAATGCCGTCAAAGAAGCTCAGGAAGCGGGACACATCATTCTCCATGATTTGCGGGTAATTCTTACGGAAAGCCAGCACGATATCGCTGGTTGCCCAGATCGCCGTCTCATCGAGACTGGCCCGGTTATTGGCGCAGTCGGCCAAGGCCATGATGATGAACCTGGCATGATCCTCACCATACCGCTTGATTATCCTCGCCAGCGTTGCCACAGCTCGAGTTTCCCCAACAGCCGGGACAACATTCGCCGGCACGATGCGAACGCCGAACTCCTCGAATATTGCTTCGGCTGCCGGATGGCTGGTCATTACGCCCTCGCCTTTCCGCCGTGAAGCGCCTGCCAGTTCTCCATCTCGGCGTCGAATGTGCCGTTGTCGATCATGGCGAGGCCCTCCCTTCGCGTCTGGCCAGAGCAAATTTGCTGGGCTCTTCATCGGTACGCGTGAATCCAAGAACACGCTCAGCAGCCTTTCGAGCTATGGAAGCTTCATGAAGGGTACGGAATGATCCTAGATAGACGTGCCGCGGGCCGTTCCAAATGCGGGCAACCCATCGCCCATCGTTTTGTTTTTTGTTGTAAACCGGCTTCCAGTTCACGCCATGAATGCCAGAGGTGTTGTTGACACGCTTGCAGGCGTTTCGTTGGTTTTCGCTTTTCGTCACCTTGCGAAGGTTGGCCCATCGATTGTCGTCTGGGTTTCCGTTGATGTGGTCGATCTCAAAATCAGGGTATTTTACCCACTCGCCGGTGACGATAAGCCAGATGACGCGGTGTGCCGGGTGATAGGCGCCGTCTATAAGAACCTTCCTGTAACCGTGTGTGGTGCTGACGCCTCCTGATGGTTTACCCACCCGTCTGAGGTGATGCGAATAACGGGCTTTCGAAAACTCTGACTCTGGTCTTTCTTTAACCAAGAGATGACCCGTTTCTGGATCGTAGTTGAAATACTCCATTGCACGTGCTTGTGTCGGCACAGCCATATGTAGCTCCTATCAGCGCTCATTTTGGTCAGAGCCAGGATCGGGTTGCCGCCCTTTTCTGGCTCGCTTTTCATAGCATATCGAGACCACATTTTCACGTTTAATGTACTGTTTTAGCTAATTTTTTCCTGTATACGACGCACTGCCCAAAGCGCGGATGTATGGTCTCTACCGCCGAACAACCTGCCTAGCTCTGGGTAACTAATTTCCGGTCGCAACTTTGTCTTGACCTCCCACATGATGAGGTGACGCGGCTCTACATATTTTCGCGCCCGTTTGGGGCCGGTGATCTCTTCGAAGGTAAATCCGAGTTCAGCGGCCCGCATTTTGATGTAGGCTCGGCAGGTTATGTTTTCCTGCCCGGATAGATATCGCCATTGCTTTACATGGGCGTCGAACAGTATCTCCCGCGCCACCCATTCTGGTTCGGCTTTATGGGATAGATGCTTGTAAAGCGGCCGCTTGACGGGCTTCGGCCTGGGATTGGCATCGATGTAGACAACATTGCCGCCATCGTTCTCGTGCCGCTCCTGAAGCAGGCGCGCCTTCCGCACTCTCTCCGCCTCTCTGGCCTTTGCAGCTTCGTGCCATGCTCTTTGCGATGGGGTTAGGGTGACGTGGTGGTTCATGCTGCGTCTCCCTTTCCATAACGCAGGAACTGCACTGCTCTATCGAGGTGTCGCTTTACTACGGCATTGTCGGTCTTGAGGTTCTGGATCATCCGCCACGCGGCGCAGGCTCCCTGCCTATCGGTGGTGAAGCAGTCGCCTCCATGAGAGCACGCGCCCATAGCGCCGCACTCCCAAGGCGCTCCGCTCTGGCAAGCCATCACAGCTTTGCCCCACTTCTCGTGGTCCTTGGACGAAAGCCATGCTTCGACTGGTCTGTCGCTCATGCCATTTCCCTCCTTTCCACGCTGATCTCTTTGCCCTTGCGTCGTGCCTTCTCGACAATGGTTCGCTTATTGCTGCCCTTGGCTTTGACGAAGGGCTTGAGCTTGAAATGGGCGTCTGCATCGCTGACGGCTTTGATCGTCTCACCGTCGCGGCGCATCGTGCCGTTGATGTGCTTGATGACGTGTCCCTGGGCGGCGATAAGCGCTTCGGCCTGAACCGGGAACACCTTCGGCTTGTCACCCTCAAGTATTGGCCACGGCTGCGCGTTCTGGGCGAAGCGGCACATGGCCCAATGGCCGCCAGGGACTGGTTTGGTATATGCGGCGAAGTGGTTCATACCGACGCCCTTTCATAAATTGCCGCCAAGGCTCTTTCAGTGCGCAAGATGGCTTTGCCTATTGCTTCCGGGATCTGCGGGACGACGGCGTCTCCGAACGCTTCAACGATGAGACTTGCTGCAGATGTCCCGCGCGGACCGCCGACTGCAATGCGCGTGCCAGCCAGCCAGGAGGAAAGCCCATCATCCATCCGTATGTGATCGGTAATGCCGCGGTTCCACGAAGCCCATGGCTCTGAAGAATTTCGGCTAAAGCCATAGCTCCCTGCCACCTCGGATCGTTGTTCTGAAGACGCGCCTTGATGTTCGGACTGTGCGACGTCATATCCGGCCCGTGGTAAGCCTCCGACGCCCGCGGTGTTGGTAGGTACGATTCGTGCAACATGTGCCGTACTGTCCCGGTCCGCCCAGGTGCACCGTGTCCGCCCGCTTTCATGTCCGACGCTCGCGGGGTGGATAAGATCATTCGAAACGGATACGTCGACCCAGCCCCGCCCCCGGCCCCATCCTTCATTCCGTCCGAAGCCATCGGTGTTGGTAACTTGCTCGGCATCACAGCCGATGATCCAGCTTCGGGGCCGCTCATGATTGGCTCCGATGTCCCCAGCACGTACCACGAACGGCAAGCAGGTGTAGCCGAGTGCCTCCAGTGCAGCGAGGACGGCGTCAGCTCCCCGAGTTCGGAGATTAGAGCTGTTTTCAAGAGCGAACCAACGAGGGCGGCCTTCTCCGATGATGCGGATTGCTTCGAAGTAGAGACCACTGCGCTCGCCTTCGACGCCTTTGCCTTTTGTGTTGGCGCTTGAGATGTCCTGGCACGGCGGGCTTCCGACGACGATTGGCGGGAATCGTCCGGTATCTCGAATAATTCGATCTGCTGTGAGAGTGCGGACATCGTCATAAATCAAAACCTCGGGGTTGTTCTGCTGGTACAGAGCTCGCCGCCAATCGACGTTCTCGCAAGCGGCAATGGTCTTGAACCCTGCCCTGTGCATTCCGAGCGACCAGCCACCGGCCGCAGCGCTGAAAAGGTCGAGGACTTCCATCACACCAGCCTCCTGCTATTAACTGCCTTCTCAAACTCCGGCCCGAAGCTGGTGCTTGAGCCGTTCCATTGGATGGGGTGGGTCATCAAAGCAGCTCCCCTTGATTGCGCTTCGGCTTGGGCGAGATGTATCGGGTGAACTCTGCCTCGAAGTGCACGATTTCCTGTATGGTGGGATCACCGAAGCGAACCTTGATGGACGCCAGTTCGGCCACGCCTTCGACGTCGGCGCCAAACACGGTGTTGATCGTTTTCCAGTCGCTCGATGTGGCCGCGACCTTCTCGCGCTCCTTCTTGTATTTCTCTGGGCGGTACAGGGTCATCACGGCGTCGTAGTCAGCGCGTGCGCCCTCCCCGCCGTAAAGGTCCGCTGCGATCGGTCTGGGATTGTCACGCTTGGAGCCGAGGCCGTTGCGCTGGTTCAGGATCAGGACCGCCGACTGTGTCTCGTAGGCCAGCGCCTTCAACTCAACTGTCACCTCTCCAGAGATGCGGTCAGGTGAAAGCTTTGGGTCGCGAGGCTTAACCTTGCCGATGTGGTCGATGACGATGAATGGCGTCTTGCCGTTGGCATAGCGCTTCACGAACCGGCGGGCATAGGCGACGAGCTTCTCAACGCCCTCACGCTGACAGCGGATTATCTCCAGCGGCCGGCGGTTGATATCCGTGGCGAACATGACGCAAGTGTCGCGCTCCTCTTCGCTCATCAGGCGGGTTGGCTCCCGCTGCTTCTTCATCGATATGCCATGAGCCTGAGCGATCATCTGGCCGATGCACTGGTCTGCAGACTGGTCGTATGAAAGGAAAAGGACCGGGTGACCGCAGTCGACAGCGTGATAGATAAGCTGCATCGTCAGAGACGACTTGCCCTCGCCAGACGAAGACAGGAGGCCGTATAGGTTCCCTGCCTCGAAAGCCGGTTCGGATAGAACGTTCTGGATCTCTCTCAGCGCGATCGGGACACCCACCACGCCATCACGGCGCGCAGAGGCCTCAAATTTGGCCAGATACGACGATCCGGGGGCGGCGCTGGCCTTCAGTGCAGAAAGACGCTGACGGCGCTCCTTGAGGCGCTTTTCAAGCTGCTCGATCTCCTCGTCCAGCGTGAGAAGCGTGTGGCCTTCCTTGGCAATCTCGGCGGCGATGTCAGCTTCATGAGCCAGCAGTCGGGAAAGCGATGCGCCCTTGATGATGTGGATGGATGATTCAAGCCGCCCCATGGTGGAGACATCAAAGCCAAGGCTCATCAGGCCGACGTTGTATTCTGCCGTGATGATGTCCACGGGTCGGCCGTGATCGTCTTTCTCGTCGGTGCGGATCACCTTCGGTATGTGCGGCTTGATTGAGACAGGCGTAACCGGCTGCCCAGAGCGCGCCATCTCCTGTGCATGCTTAAAAAGCGTCTGGTGATACTGCTGGGAGAAGTCTTCCGGCTCGATACCGCTCTCAGCGATCAAGGCATTGTTGGCGAACACGCAGGCAAGGAAAACCTGCTCAGCATCGAATGCGTCTTGCTCGGTGATGCGGTCAAACTGTTTGCGATCGACGGGGCCGCTCATGCCGCACCTCCGAATAGCGGGCCAGCATCGTCATCTGCCAAGCCACGACGTTTGATAATCTCCCGGCGCTTCTCATCTGGGCCGGAAAGGCACAGGCGCATGCGCTCAGCGATGTCTTGCTGGTATTCAGGCTCACGCTCGATGAGAATGGCATTGAAGCCTTCGCGCCACGCCGCCTCACCCGTCGTGCCAGTGCCGGCGAAGCAATCGAGAACCGTGCCGCCGGGCGGGGTCACCAGCCGCACGAGGTAGCGCATCAGATCGACCGGCTTCACCGTTGGGTGCTTTGACCCAATTCGATCATCGGCGTCGGCCTTGGCAGAATAGAAGAAGCGAGCTGCAGAGCCTGTGTCCCCACGCTTCTGTGTCGTCGGCCGTCCCTTGAAGTCGCCGTAAACCTGATTGGTGAGACTGCTCGGTTCATTGCCCGATACATCGCCTTGCTGGCCATCACTCTCGGGAAATGCCGCGATGACCTCGTTGCTGCCGTCATGAATAAGGTTGGCTGGCCAACGTCCCATATCACTGCCGTTGATACCTGGAGTTGGTCGCCACCCATCATCGTTCACCAGTCCGAAATCGCCTGTCGTGCGAGAGCGGACCGTGCTTTCGTAAGTCGAAACCCGACAACCGTCGATATTGACGGCCCCAGTCCCGTGCCGCAGCACGTTAGCCGTGCCGGTTTTCTCGCTGAACGGCTTCTGCCCCATGTAGATCGGTTCAATGGCTGGTTTTAGGGCTTGCCCGCCGTAGCGCCAGCCGTCATATCCTTCTGCCTTGAGGCGGGTTGCTTTCGGGAAGCCTGATCCGAATACCCATCCGAGCATTCCGCCCAGATCGTTATGATCCATCAGGCGAAGAAGGGCGTCTAGCTGACGCGTCGATAGCATGGAGAGAAAGTCTTGCGCCCCATCATGCGCCAGTAGATATGCGGTTAGAGGGTGGGCAACGAAGCCAGCGTCTTCTATGGCAGTAGACATGCGTCCATAGCCACGAGTTGACGCAAACGAGAGGAGATAGCCACCCGGCTTGAGAACGCGCTTGACGGCCTCCCATGTGGCAACCTGAAAGGCAATGTCGCCACCGTCCCATTCTTTGCCCATGAACCCCGCAGACGCCCGCTTGAAAGCGCCTGTAGCTCCTGCCTTTACCTCTGCCGATCCCTCCTTGCCAAAGCGCTCCACAATGCTTGTGAGGTGGTATGGTGGATCCATCACCGCACTGTGGATGCTGTTCTCTGGAAGAGAGGCAAGAACTTCGAGGCAATTGCCGGGATAGAGCGTTACGCGCCCGTCGAGAAACTGGATCATGCCGCCACCCCTCGATCATTGCGGCGCTGGCGCAGATCGATCCAAGGCTGACGGTAACGCCCAGCATGGAACTTGATCTCAGGATGTTCCCAGCACATAGACAAAAGAGCGGCTTCGGCAGCGTCATCGGCGTGAACTTTTAGTCTCGGCAGTTGAATACCCAGCAGCTCACATTTTTCAATCGCGGGAGATTTCCAGTCGTTTTTGAATTTCGGCTTGCCGCGCTTGTCCAGAGCCTGAACACCCTTGACCATCACAGGTTTCTGAGGGGGCTTATACCCTTCACCAAAACTGAACTTCCGCCAAGTAGAGGAAGGGAGCGTAGCGTAAGGAACACCCCAATTCGCAACGACCGAAACAATAGCGATGCTGGCTATCCACGGGTACAACATACCGTCGGCGCTGGAATTGCCGATCTGGGCCATGGCCTGCTCTTCAAGAACTACGAAGTCGGGCTTCCCGTGGCTCACAAATAGGTTTTGAACCTGCTGCGATATCTGGTCGCCGGTGAAATAATGATCGGACTTCGGAGGCATCTCCAGAACACCACAGATGACGTGCGAGCAATTGTCGTCACGGCGCCTTTTCTCTGGCGAGAAGATGGCCCAACCCGTGCACTTGCTCGGGTCAAATCCCCATACGCTTGTCATTGAACCACCTCCGCCGGGATAATCCTGTAGATGCCGCGCTGCGGTGGTCGATTGCGGTCGATGAAGTAGCCGTACTTGTCGAGCTTACTTCGAACCTTCGTCACCAAGGCCGCGGTATATTTGATGCCACTTTCGGAGACGCCGACCTGTTCGCCATGCAGCGCAATTGAAAGGTCGAGCTTGATCATGCCGTTCGGGCCAGCCTCCATGAGGAGGTCAAAGACTTTTTGCTCCGTCGGTGAGAGACACTGCCGCACCTTGTCAGGCTCTGGTAGTTCTCCAAGGCTTCCGCCACAGCACGGGCAAGTTACCGTGATCATGTCATCCTCACTGAAAAAGAAGTGACGCATTCGCGCGCCAGGTGGGCGGCCCGCTTGGGAGGAGTGGCCACCTTGGGGAACTCAGTCTTGATTGGACCGATCAGGGAAAGGATTGCCGCCGGTTGGCTCTGGCGTCTCCTTCGACTGCGCCGCCTCGATGCGCGCCATGATGTCGGGGATTTCAGTGTCGTATTCGCGCTTGCCGGCGTCGTAGCTTTCCAGCCAGAGCTTGTCGTCAACGGAGCCGCCGTCGTATCCAGAGACCCGATCGAGTCCGGTCAGACCAGCATGGAAGCCCTTGGCCTGGATCATCTGCTCGCCGTCGACACGGTCGATCTGGGTCAGCAAGTCGCCGCCGGATGTCGCCGGGATGTAGCCGAGCCATTCGAGGTTTTCTCGCTCGCTCTTGAGCTTGTCGACGGGCTTCTGGTGATCCTCGGCATTGAAGGATTTGAGGTAATGGTCGAGCTTCTGCGCCGGGAAGCCGGAAGCCTTGGCATTCTGCCGGTTCGATGACTTCTCGGCTTGCAGCGCCTTGATCTGGGCCGCTATGTCGCGGTCCTTCTTGTGATAGAAGGCGAAGAGAACGCGGCGCTCTCTTTCAGCTTTCGAATTGTCACCGATTTTTGCTGATGCTGTCATTCGCCTTCCCTTCCGTGTTGGGTTTATTGTCCGTTGTGGCTTTCCATCGCAGCCCGCACTTTCGAGCGAAGAGCTTCAATTTCGTCGCCAATATCCGTGAAATGATCGTCGCCATATTCTGCCTTTGCGCGCGCCATTTCCTCCTCCAACGACGCGATCTGCTGGGCGCAAAAGCGCAGATACGCGGCGTGAATGTTCTTGAATGCGTCGATGGTAAGAGCCTTGGCCTTACCGTTCCGGAGATGAGAGATTTGCCAAAAGGAAAGGCCGTATCTTCCGGCCAGTCGGCGCATGGCGTTATCAATGTCGCCATTGCCCGATGTTTCCTTCTCCACCATTTTACGCACATACATTGTGGCGGCTGCCGTACTCATGATCTCTTTCCCTTGATTTCCCTGTTTATTAGCGATTGCTGTCAGTTCGATTTTGTCTGGCATGGAGCAAGCCTTCCTGCTGGGTTCTGGTAGGTTGAACTCAGTGGCGAGGAAGGCTTGGAAAGGAGCTACCCGCCGATTGGCGAAAGCCAGTAGTTGTCACGAGGCGTTCCGCCCGACCGTTCAGCCCGCCAGCCGAAAGGTTCGATATCCTCGTTGATTTTGATGAAGTCGTTGCAGAGCGACACGAAAGACCAGATCGGTTCGGCCCGCCAAGACAGACCCGCTCTCGCCATAAGATGCTCTGCAGAAATTTGACCCGGATAAACCGCGCATAAGGCTTTGAAGACAGAGCCGGCGCGGGTGTCCGTCGTATGAGTGACCAGTGCAGGAAGCGGATATTGCTTGAGAGCTGCCATCACTTCTTCCTCGTCGCCGCCAGGTGGGCCATCACGGCAGCCACCACGAGCGATGCAACAAATGCCGAGAAGGCCACCGATGCCCATACGAGGAACTGCTGTTGATCGGGGTGCATAGAGGCGATCATGCCGACACCTG